AAACATCGATTATTTTCCACCATACATTCAATGAAAACTACAGCAAAGAATTCTTCCATAAATTAATTCTACCACATACAATTTTTTTTAAAGATTTATTATTAGACGCTATGTCTGTATGTACAAAATTTATATGCTTAAGAAGTCTTGCACTATAGAAGAACCATTTTCCGCAAATAAGATGTATGCTCCTGTTGCTCGTGGGAAAATGGTGAAAAGCAAAAAATATAATGATTGGATAGAAAAAAATATCCTAATCATTAAAGATAGTTTATTACCAGCAACAAATTACCCAATAGAAATAGAAATTCTTATTCTTGCTGATACACAATGGAAAATGAGAAGCGACCCAGACAATATTGTAAAGCCTATTGTTGATCTTCTTGTTAGAGCTGAAATTATTCCTGATGACACAAGTAGATTTGTTGAATCAGTCAAAGTAAGATATTTGCAAGGTTTTGGTCCTCCTACAACTTGTATTTCTTATACTATTGTTGATAATTAGAATGTTGACCAAGCTAAAAGAAATATTGGAATAAAAATTGCTAATAGTGTCAACAATGCGATTATGCAAATTATTATTTCCATTGATGAAAATTTTCCCCTCATTAAAATATCCTCCATAATAAATATTCTATGAGGAAAGTTATTTTTCTGCGTATAATTCTGGTGAGGTATGTTATGCAAGATAAACATGTAGTTGTATTTCAAAAAAATGAAGACAGAGCGCCATTTATTGACAAAATAGAATATTCAAAGACTGTGTATCACATTGGAGGCGAAAATCCACAACCAGGAGATATATGTTGTTCTGACAGACAATCAATTGATTGGATATTAGCGAAATACATTGTGGACAATTATGATAATCTTCATGAATATACAATATTTACACAAGCCAATCCTGACGATCATGTTCATGAAATGCTTTATGCTATGAAAAGTACATTTACTGCAAAATATGGAAACTTTGCTTACGCTAGAGCAATTCACGATCAATACACAACAAATTGGGCAAGATGGCAACCAATTTCTTTAGCAGCAAAATTAATAGGTTTAGAATTTTACAATGATTTAAACACTCTTAAGCCAATTTTCATTCTTCATCCTGGTTCTATATTTTATGTTCATAGAGATAGAATTAGAGAAAGACCAAAATCTTTTTATGAAAAAATGATTGAATTAGATGATGATGAAACATTTTTTGATATCCATTACAACTATGAACATCCTTACTGGCTATGGCTATTATTGAATTACGATCCAGAAACAAAAGATTTACCTAGAATTGAACAGCTTAAAAGAAAAAGTTTTAAAAGTGATAGAAATCAGTTTTGGGGACTATCTATAGAACCCTTATGGTATTTTATTTTTGCAGGCGAATCTTTATTTCAACAACTCAACACAGCTCAAGCTTCTTTTGCAAATCAATTGTATTTTGACACAGATAAAGATTTTTACAATCCAGATTTTAGATTTGCGCTAAAGCCCTATGCATATTACAAAGAAGAAATTATAATTAATTTTAAAAAATTAGAAAATGATTGGTTTGATTGGAATTGCCCCTTTTATCTTGCGTGGAGGGAAAAACTTATTGAAAAAACTTTATGGGAAGGTGAAAGGACTAACTTTGATGCACAAAAACTTTTAAGATTTTATGATTATGTTGGTTACAAACATATTTCTTTGTAAGCTTTTTGCACTAACTCATTCCCGTCTAATCGCATTTCTGGAAGTTCATTGACACTAAACCAATGGACTTCCTCTAAATCATCATCCGCTTTTGATTCTCCAGAAAATTCTTTGCACACATAAACGTCTACAGTTTTATCTTCAGTAATCTTAGAATGAAATAATTTTAAATTAGATAAATCAAGATTAGTCTCTTCTTTAAGTTCTCTTACTGCAGCATCTAAAGAAGATTCACCAGAGTTAGCGTGACCTCCAGGTATCCAAAATCCACTAGGTTTTTCACCTACTAAAACCTTGTCACCATCAAAAAGTATAACTAAACTAACTCTTCTAATCATCGAATATCTATACCACATATATTTTTATTCCATTTTAAACAAGAAAAATCCCATCTTATTTGGATGAGATTTTTCTAATACACCAGGAGGGACTCGAACCCCCGACAAACAGGGTAGAAACCTGCTACTCTAATCCGACTGAGCTACTGGTGCAAACTTACATATCTATTATACCATAACTTACATCTTTGCAAGCTTTACATCAATAACTTTTTTCGTTCTTTTATCTAATTTATATTCAAGTGTTCTGCCTGTGTTTAAATAAATATTCAACCAACGATTAAGTTCTTGTAATTGAGCATAAGTCATTTCAAGACTTTTCTCTTCAAAGTTCTCATCAATGATAGTAATTGTATGCTTCATAATGTTAGCATACCATATATCAGGTATAATGCAAATAAGATGAAAATAATTGATATCTATAATTTACCCAGACAATCCTCATACGATGTTGAACTTATTTTACGTATCAAAGATTGGGGCAGAAGTATATTTCCTGCTCAAAATAACATCGGAATAAATTGGGCATTATTGAAGAAAAATGTTCCTGGGCTACAAGCATTTTATGTTGAAACTGAATTGAATAAATTTTTCACTATCAGCTTAAATGATAAGAAATTCATTCTTGTCAATTATGATAAGGTTATGCAAGTACATACTCCATATTGCACAGACCCAATTTTGTATGAAGTAATGATGAAATTGTTAATTGCTCACTCAGATTTATCCTACTGTCATTTTGCAGCAAATGAAGAAGATAATGTAATTTGCCCTAATGATGATGGATACTACAATGAATGTGACGATTGAGTATAATAACACTATGAAGAAAGCACTTATTACAGGAATTAATGGTAGTGGCGCAACTTATTTAGCTGAACACCTTTCAACCATTTCAAACATACAAATTCAAGGCATTTCAAGATGGCATACTGATAGAAAAAATAAGTCAGGAGTTTTTTCTAAAGTACAAATGTTTGAATGTGATCTAAATGATCTTGGAAGCGTCATTAGAACTCTTGAAGTTGCACAGCCAGATTATATATTTCACTTAGCTTCTAATGCTAACGTGAAACTTTCTTTTAGTAGTCCTAGCTCAATTTTCAATAATAATGTAAATGGAACTTTAAATTTACTAGAAGCATTGAGAATATTAAATCAGAAACCAATGATTCAATTTTGCGGAACTTCTGAAGTATACGGGCAAGTTAGAGAAGACGAGATTCCAATCAAAGAAACTCAATCAATCGACCCTGTTAATGTTTATGCTATTAGTAAATTAACACAAGAGAAATTAGTTAAATCATATTTGAGATCATATGATATTCCTTGTGTGATTACTCGTGCTTTTGGATATATTAACCCACGAAGACCTGACATTTTTTCAAGTGCTTTTGCAAAACAAATTGTAGATATTGAAAGAGGGAAACAGGAGATTTTATTTCACGGTAATCTTGATTCTGTTCGCACTCTTCTAGATGTCAGAGATGTTGTCGATGCTTATTGGGTAGCTGCAGAAAAATGTGAAATTGGAGAAGCTTACAATATTGGCTCTACAGTCCCAGTAAGAGTTGGTGATTTCTTAGAAGAATTGAAGAAACAAGCTAACTGCAAGATTATATCTAAAGAAGATCCTAACTTACTTAGACCTGTAGATGTTACATTACAAATTCCAAGCGTAGATAAGTTTTACGAAAAAACAAACTGGAAATCTAAATACAATATAGAAGATAGTGTTCAACTTCTTCTAGACTATTATCGAAATCAATAAAAAGGGGAGCTCTGCTCCCCTTTTTATTTAATATTTAAGCTTTACTTTCTTATAATAAAAGTCCCAAAGTACCTTAAATCCATTCTTAGTTATATTATGTTCCACATGATAATCTATAACTAATGGTGGACGAGATTCTTTATTTCTTCTAGAGTAAAATTGATCATAAAAACGCTCGTACTTTTGTTTGTCAATTATGTCAACACTCATAAACTGCTTATTCAAAGAAACAATACCTAACTTACTTCCACTTCTTCCAACTAATTGAATAGCATAACGAGTGTCAAAATTTCCGACATTCAAAACACATTCTTTTTTTATTTTTTCAACCCATTCTTTTTCAGTCATATTTTATTTTACCTTAAAAGAATAATCCCATCGATTTCGATGGGATTAAGATTATTCTGGTCGATCTGTAATCATAGAGTCAAGCATCTTTATCAATCTATTTAAGCGATAATTAAAATAAAGAGAAAATGCCATAACAGATACAAAAATAACAGAACAGTTAATCCAAGTTACAGTTATAAAATTCATATCTACTCCACTATTTTCGCTGTCTTCTTATTCAATGTTTCAAAATTCTTATTGTAAGACTTCAAGATTTTTTTAATCTGAAAAATTACAACAAATATCAAGACGAACATTATTGCCACTAAAGCAAATAAAATTGAAATTAAAATTGTTTCGTTCATATCTTTATTATATCACCAAGCCTCCGACAAGAATCGAACTTGCAACAAATGGTTTACAAAACCATTGCTCTACCTTTGAGCTACAGAGGCAAATTTTCCGGTAGAGATTCGAACTCCAATTAAAGGCACCAAAAACCTCTGTCCTACCATTGAACGACCGGAAATTACAATCTAATTATACCAATAAATCTAGTCTGTAGGGGGATCGAACCCCTGGTCTTCTCCGTGAAAGGGAGACATCTTAACCACTCGACTAACAGACCATCACAAAGATTATACCTTATATTGTAGGTTTTTCAAGCTTTCCAAATTTTATTTTTTCCCAATCACCTCTTCCAGGTTTTTGTATTCCATAAAATTTGCACCATTTATTTACAGCATTATCACTAACACCATACATCTCACCTATTTTGACACAAGACATTTCCCAAACAAGTTTTTCTAAAGTTTCTTTGTCAGGTCTTTTTGAAATTTTTACAACAGGCGCATAACTTACTACTGGCTTTGTTTCAGGTACATAAGCTTCTCTGATTTCATTTTGTAAAGATACAAATTCATCAATGTCAAATAATCCAGCGTGTATTTCAGAGTGGCAATTTGAGCAAACTATAATGCATTTATTAAGCTCAAATTGCAAAACTTCAAATGGCTTAGTCATATTGGATGAAAAACCAAATTCTTTTTCGTGAGGTTCTATATGATGAAAATGCAATGCAGCAATACATTTGTCATAATTACAAACTATACATTTGCCTCCCATATATTCAACGGCTCTTCTTTTTTTATTTTGTCTTGAACTAGTAGTACGACAAGTATTACAAATACTCTTGTGTTGTTGATGCCCTGCAGGATAATCTTTTTCACATACACGACAAGTATTCATTATAGGTTTGTCTGAAGTTGTTTGTGTTTGCTTTAAATTATGTTGTTTGAAAGGCGAACAGTCAAAGCAATATAAGCGATTTTTAGTTAATATCAGTTTATCTTCTAAATATATTCTTGTAGGTATTGACTTTTCACATTTTTTGCATTTTTTCATATAAATAATTCCTTTTGGTAGTATTTTTTATTGTACTGTTCGTTTCAACTTACATCATACCTTATAACAAAGAAAATCCCCATACATTTGTAAGGGGATTTTTCACTCCAACTGCTGGGATCGAACCAGCGACCGATCGGTTACTTACTACTATAGTTTTCACTACCAGATTAATCTGTTTGTAGTCTGGACTATACCATCATCCTTAGCATAATCTAGTAGGATGTCGTCATTATAGTCTCTGCACCTTCCCTTACGGGCTTGGCTCAGTGTTGACATATCTTTCGACTTAGTTTTCACTGAATTTCGACAATTTTCTATATTAAATTACTCTAATAAGCTGCTATCTGTTCACAGCCGATTGCTCTTCCGCTGAGCTAAGTTGGACCATCCTTTATATTATACCAAAGAATATTCTAATCGCAAGCAACTTTGAGGATAATAATTGTTGATGCTATTGTAATTATTCCGAAGATTAAATTGACTATATTAGCTTGATTTTTCATTTGCATATCTATCAAATCTGTTGGAGAGGATCATAAATGTTGGAGCCCAGAGTCCGACAAAGATTCCAAATCTTTCTCCGTGTGCTTGTGCTTCCATTGATTTTCCACCAGTGAGATACCAGATTGCGATTGATCCAGCGATAGAGACGAAGCCTAGCACTAAGCATACTAGACTTAGATTTTTGAATTGATTTGCGTTCATAACTTTATGATACCACAAATCTAAATATTTATTTTGCTGGAATGTATCTATCTATTTGAGCGTTACAAGTATCACAATTTACAACTACTGTAGGATTTGTGTCTTGATTTAAGACGTTAAGTATATTGTATGAACCATTGCATCCTGGTGTTGATATGCAGGGTTTATTTAGCATTGAAGTGTAGGCTATATCTGGCATTTTTAATTCCTCTAATAAAGATATTATACTTTATCTATTCATCATATTTTCTATCATAGCATCTTTTTTTGTTCTTATTCTATTCATTCCCCAGTTTTTTATTTGGAATTTTGGGTCTTTTTTATCTATTATTATTGGGACAGTATTTTTGTGTGCATTTTCGGTTAAGACTTTTGAAGTATAGTTAAGGGAAAAAATCATTGCTACTATTGTTGCAATGATTGTGATTATTCCTACTAACATATCTTGTTTATTTTTCATTTGTTTTTGAAACTGAAAAAACTTGATATAAGTTCGTTTAATTGATTATGTTCAAATTCTTCTGCATATAAGAAGCAGAATAAAGAAAAATTGTTTATCATCTACTCATCATCCTTTCTATAGCTACTTGTTTTTTTGATTTGGCTGTTGAAGTGTAATAATTTTTCTTTGATGCATCAGACATCATATGCATAGCTTGAACACATTCTCTAATTTGAGATGAATTTGAATTTTCTTTCACTGGTTCTGGTTTAATTGCATATCCGATACTACCACTTACCACGATGAGCATAAAGTAAAAAAATATTTTTTCAATGTTTGTTTTCATAATAACCTCCTCTAAATAAAAAAGCCCTATCCTTATTAGGATAGGGCTTCAGTGCACTGTAAATAGTATACAGTTCTTTAGGTTTAATTGCCTGGTAATTTTATTAAGTTATTGTTATATTGCTTCCCAGTAAGTTCTGTATATCTTGCAATTGACAGTTCATAATACTCAGAATCTATTTCGCATCCTTTGAAATTTCTTCCAGAATTTTCGCAGGCTATCATAGTGGATCCAGCGCCATTAAATAGGTCTAGTACTGTTTCTCCTGGATTTGTATATGCGAGAATAAATCTTTCTAGTATGCTTATTGGTTTTTGAGTAGGATGCCAATTGCAGTATTCTTTGCTTGTTGTGTGATTATTCTTTTCCCAGACACAAGTTGGAATAGTACCTTGTTCGTATTCTTTTCCTGTTCTGATATTAACTTTTTGTTTTCTTTCTGTTCTTACACTATCTGCATTAAAAGTAAAAGTTTTTTCTTTAGAGTAGCACCAAATAAATTCGTGTTTTCTAGCAAAGTTTGTTTTACTTCTTCCGCCCCAATTGTAGGACCAGATTATTTCTGGTTGTTGATAGAAGTTTGGAAGTTTATCTAAAACTTCTAATCTATAACGCAAAAAAGTATTGTATTTTAAGGTTCCAAATACACACATCATCTTATTAGGTTTGAGTACTCTGGCACATTCTTTTGACCATTTTTCGCACCAATCTAAATAAGAATCATCTGAGTTCCATTGTTTATCCCATCCTTTACCACCATCAAACCCAATAAAGTACGGCGGATCGGTGAGAATAAGATCAATCGAATTTTCTTTTAATGATTTTATATAAGTTAAACAATCTTCATTTAAGTACTCGTGCATAGATTACTTATACTTAAAGTTTATCTTGCTACTAGTAGAATAAGCAAATATCCCACTACGCTATACAGTATTACAAAAACAGCATCTTTACGTCTTTTGTCATTGTCCATAATTTCCCTCCAAACTACTTCAATGAGATAGACTGATTTTTTACAATCTAGATTTTAATTCTGAGTTACAAACTTCTATTAGCCTAGTGATAGTTTCTTTTGGTAATTGTTTTACTAAGTCTTCCATAGATTTTTTCTCCCAATCGCCGACAATTTTGTTTGCGAAAGGAAGTTTGTTGATATTAACTTCTGGAATGCCTACAGTTTTCTTCAATAATTTTGATAACAAGGACATAAATTTTTCTCCTTTACATTAATGTGTCACTTAATTATATTCTGCGATATAATAAGAATTGCTTTCGAAAAGTATTAAGAAATGAGGTATTTAAATGTTTTGTAATTCTTGGAAACATACATTTGTTTATGAGAGTAATTTGATTGATCCTCAGCCTGGTTATGTGGGAACTCATTCTGGTTGTACCTTATATAATAATCATATGAGTGCTTTAAATTTCGCACTATCCTCAGGCTGGGAATTGACGAAACACACTCCTCTCGATTTGCATAGGTTTTTGACAAAGAATATTCCATTTTTTGAAAATGGTAATTCTGGACAATATAGAACTGTGGATGTGTGGATTGGTCACGACATATGTCCGAATCCTGTTGTCATTCCTAATTTGATGGATAATTGGTATGACTTTACCAAAAGACTAATTGATTCTGCTAATGATAATAAAATCAGCCCTTTAGACGCTGCTTTACTTTCACACCATTATTTTGAGGTTGTGCATCCTTTTATTGATGGCAATGGAAGAACTGGAAGATTACTAATACAAAAAATCTTGACTGATCTTGGAGCTGAGCCTATAATAATAAGGTTTGATGACAGAGCGGAATATTATGAGGCTATTGATAACTTTAGGGATCAATATTGGAATGGTACTGGTGTGGATTATGATCTTGTTTTACTAGATCATAGATAGGATTTTTGATGTTTAGTTGTGAGAAAATCATTGTTTTTGACCTTGAAGCTACGTGTTGGGAGGGAAGAGACAATGCTTATAAGTGGAGAGAGGTGATAAGTCTTGGGGCCTGTATTTTAGACCTCAAGACTTTAGCAATTTCTGATAAGTTTCATATGGTGTGCAAGCCTGTAAGAAGTGAAATTTCTGAATATTGCACACGTATTACAGGTATTACTAAAGAGCAAGCTGAAAATGGTGTTGAATTTGAATTTATGTGCAAGAGTATTTCGGATAAGTTCAAAACTAAATCTTTTCCTTGTGCAGCTTGGGGAAATGACAATGAGTTCATGCATTATGAATGTAGGGATAAAGATTGTAAATATCCATTCTCAAATGAATACATAAATATATCATTGTTGTATTCTGTGCTCTCTGGAAAATCTCACAACAATGGTTTGGATCGTTCTTTGGCTGAAATGGGTTGCAAGTTTGATGGAGATAAGCATGATCCATATTGGGACTCTTACAATGCAGCAAGAGTGTTGGTAAATCTCATAAAGAAAACAAGAAATGAAATTATTTAGTGAAATAACTCGTCCATTAATTGCGCTTAATTTAAAAGTTAGATACAAAAGATGGCCTGAAGCTTATTACATTTATCGGGATGAAGAAAAGCTCTTGGACAGTTTGGGAAATCTTTTTTATTATTCCTGGGAAGAATTTATTAGGCTCCATCAACATATCTTAAATAACTCTGGTCCTACATGGGAGATTTATGAAGAAGTGGAATTTGATAATCTCTAAATTGTGAGTATAATTTATTTATGGAAGATTTTTATTTAATTAAGAGAATAGATGATTCTGATTTAGAATTATCATACAATGATGTCACTAAAAGAATTTTAGATGAATTTGCTTCTCCAGAAAGCAAATATTTACCATTTATTAGTTCATCTAAATATATTTTTGACCAACTGTTTGATGGTTTATCAGAAAATCTTACAGTTTTGGATATTGGTTCTAATGGTGGTCTTTTTTCACTTTATTGTTCCCCTAAATGCAAAACTGTTCACGCAATTGAGCCAAGTTCAGTATTATGCAGAACAATTAAGGAATTTTCAAAAGAAGTTGACAATGTAAAAATTCATAATTGTGCTATCTCAACACAAGATGGTTCAACTAATTTTTATTTTTTTCCAGAAGCAACAGGGCAGTCAACAATTCACAACAGAGCTCCAGCAGGTAACACTAAAATTCAGTTAGTTGTTAGAACATTCACACTTCCATCATTCCTTGAAGCAAACAATATTGATTTCTTAGATGTTTGTAAGATGGATATTGAAGGAGAAGAAGTCAACATCTTTACTGATGAGTTAATAGAACAACTCAAGGATAAAGTTGGAAGATACTGGGTAGAGTGCCATCATACTAGCCATATCAATGGAATGCTTATGGAACAAAACTACGAAGTTCTTACCAAAAGATTCTTAAGACATGGATATAAGATTCACGAAGACCTTGATCATTATGGATTTATCGCTTACAGATAGCCACGAAAAATAAATAAAATCAGAAGTACCCATATGATTTGAAAAGAATAAAACAATAGCTCTCATCTTAAAAAATAAACCTGGGGAGGTATTAAAATGAAGAAAGCTATTGTTTTATTTGTGTTTTTATACACCTTTATTTCTTGTGCGCTGGGGCAAAAACCACCACAAGTAAAAAACTTTTCAACGCAAGTAGAATTATGCTATTGCGTTGGTACTCCTAGTAATTATCATGTCAAGATGCGTTGGGATTTAATACCCAAATGTACTCGCTATTTTGTATATAGAGTTGGCCAAGGTGTGAAGCCTGATTTCAATAAACCTTATGCCAAACTTACAAATAATGAAAATATTTTTATTGACAGAAATGTAAAGTATCAGGAAAAATGGGATTACTATGTTTGTGGTGTAGTCCCATCAGGATATTTACAATTATCAAATAAATCTACTGCGATTATTCCTTTATTAGATCTTAAGAATCCCGAAGCTCCCACTAACTTAAGAACATTTGGATTATGGAATAATGGTGCTTATGATCAATTGGTTTGGGACGCTAATTCTGATGCTGTATCTTATAATATTTATAGATATAGTCAAAAGATTGGTTCTTCCAATACTAATTCATTTACAGTAAGCCAGCTTATATTTGGTGAAGGCTGGACATATACAGTTACTGCTGTTGACAAAAATGGATTAGAATCTTTTCCTTCTGCTTTAAGTTTAGCAAGAGGTGACTTTGCTCCTAATTATAATTTTGGATGGACTACAAGACCACCATCAACTCCTGGAAAATATGTCACTGCTGCAGAATGGAATAATGGCAAACCAAGAAACTTCATCAAATGGCAAGATCAACAAGTATATGGCCAAGATGCTCCTGGCGCATATAATATTTATAGAGATGGAAAACTAATTGCATCTAATTTATGGTCT